TTCTTTTGGTGTGTAAGCCCCAGTTTCGTCCCATTGTTTTGTTATGTAAGCACCTAAACTAATAGTCGATCCGTCCTCAAGTGTCTCTACTGTGAAATTAAAATCACCCGCTAGTAATTGTTCTTGCACTGCTAGGTTCTCAGTAAGTGTCTCGATTTTATCGTACATGCTAGCACCTGTAGCGAACAGTGTTTCCTCCTTAGCTATTTTAGCTTGTTGAAGTTCATAGTTAACTACAAGTTCTTTAATACTGGCGTTAGTGGATTCGTTCAAACCTTCTTGAGCAAACACGGATTGAAGGGCTGGGGTGTTTTCTATGAATTGTTGTCTAACTAAATTTACTCGTTGCTCAGCGTCTTCAGGGTCTCCTTGTGCGGGGTTAAGTAACCTTTGTTGTATTTCACTTACTAAGTCCCTACTAGCTAATTTACCGACCGCCCTAAGCTTCCTCTCCTGATTCAACGGAGAAGTCAACCACCCCATAGTTCCCCGACGTACTTGCTTGTCTAGCTCTTCGTTATTACTTTTCATCATTGCCTGAATTTCTTCAGGGCTTTTACGAGCTAACTCCTCCTCAAACTTCTGTGCTTCTAAATCTGCTAAACCTTTGTATTCCCTAGCACCTTCAACAGCCACGCCTAATCCCCTAGATAGCTGCCCTAAGCGGGTCTGCTCAAATGGGGTTACTTTAGTGGGTACTATCCTTCCCGTTCCTGTTTGTGGTATAGATGGTTGTAATACAGGAATCGCAGCCCTTAATCCTTCAACTTGTTTTCTTGGTGTAGCCATTACGATGCAAACTCTCTGTAAGTTCTAGCTGCTTTAACCCCTGTTTCCATGAGGCTAAGTGCTAAATTGGGACGCTGTACTTGACGATCTAATCTAGCTATTTCTTGTTGTGACCTAAACCCAGCTTCTTCTGTAGCTAGTCCGTATCCAATGTCTCTATATTGTTTCTGCCTAGCAGCAGCTGAACGTACTCGACCGTAATCTGCTATTAATGCTTGTTGTGTGGCTTCCTGTTCAACACCTGCTTCGGCCATAGCGACAACGCCTGTAGCCTCTCTAGCACGCTGTTCCAACGCTAACTGTTCCATTTTAAGTGCTTCAGACTCTTCTTGTTGAGCCTTCTGTAATAACTGGCCAGTCTGTTCTCTGCCTAAACGTTGACGTTCTAATGCGATGTCTCTTGCCTGTGCGGCTTGTTGTGCTTTTGCTTGTTGTTGTTGTCCAAAGAAATTAAGAGCACCCTGAACGGATACTAAAGCTGCCATACCTGCTTGTGCATTACACATATCAATTACTTCCTCTCTAATATAAATGACAGATACCCGTCGAACTGACAATCGTTAAACTCAGCCCCTAACCACTTCAACCATCTATAGCTCAACGTGTTACTCTTCATAACAAAGTTAGTGAGATAATCAAAACCATCTAATAATCCTTCCATACGTTCCTTGGAGTGTTTCATAAAGAACTTTTTAATCTTAGGCAATCGTCGAGTACCTAACAACCAAGCACTTCCGATATTCGTGCCGTTTATCTGAGCCACTCCAAACGAACAGTATAGATTGTTATACTCATCCTTTACACTGTAGCATTTGCTGGATGTAGCGTAAGACATAATAACAGCATCTTTCGGGTGAGTACTAAGTCCGAGTATCTCTAACATATCTTCCTCCCGTAAGTCTTCGTACAGATCAACAGCATCAATATCAGGTTGTGCATCTTCTATCCTAAGCTCCATATCTTCTACTCCTTGACGCTACCATTGATTCAAACTCTGCCGCTAATAACTTAACTGGCAAGGCTGAACTGCTCTTAACTTCAATAGTCGCTTCTTCTGGACGGCATTGCACACCAAATCTAAAGTGTCCACTCTCCGGGGTAAACCGATCAAGAGTAGAGATAGAAGATAACAAAGTCGGATTGTATACATAGCTGTATGTATCTCTGAATCTAGGAGTTACTTCTACAGTGAAGTGTCCGCTATCCGCATATTCAATACTTCCGTTACGAATGTTTTGGAAGGTATAATCAGAAGCTGACTTTCCTCCTCTTTCCGTAGGTTGTTTGAGTGCTTGGTTAGAGAACCTGTACAACATATCGTACGGCTTACCCACTACAAAGTAATCGTCGTCATTGTACAAGAGACCACCGTCAGACCAAGTGGGAGCAGAAGGAACATCAGTAGAAGCTGACCACTTCGCACTAGCACCGGGAGTATCAGAAGCAGATGATGTATGAGTCTCTACACATTTATAGATCGTACCGCTGTGTGTAACATAACTAGCTAAGAAACCATCAATCTCAACAGAGCTACTAGTTAATGCAGTGGCTACACGTTCTGATCCACCCTTGGTAAATACAGTAGTATTATCTGTAGTCGTACTGAATGGTATACCAGTTATGGAGGTCTTATTAGTTTGTGAGTTGTAGAAGACACCCGGTACAGCACCGTCCACTCTGTTATCTAATAACAATGTATATTCTAAACCTACATCAGTCAGGGCATTCTCAACGGGCATCTCTACCAACTGTCGACCATTAAGTATCAAGTATAAAGTACTGTCTATAAAGTCGAACCCTGTAACATTATCGTCAAATGTCCACTTCTGCCAAGCACTCTGTATCTTTTCCTTACCACTCCAGAAGTACTTATATACATACAACGTCTTTAGGTCTGTAGCATTTTGCAACACCACCATAGATTCAGAAGCAGACCCTGCCATGGCTCGTATGTTAGATGGTACGTACTTTGGTACTTGCGATGTAATCTCTTCTGCTTCAAAGACTTCAGTGTTGTTGTCTACAAAGTATTCAAACACTCCTTCGTACTGGCCTCTATTAAATGGGAAGTATATATAACTACCTAGAGCTAATGGAGCGATGCCGTCTGTTATATCGTACTCAGTAACAGGAGATATAGCTACCGTCTTAGGACTTAGTATGTCTGCTCCTCTAAGTACAAACTGTGATTGCTTACTGAATAACACCAACTTCTCTTGGAACGGTAATGCGTGTTGAAGGACAGCTACCTTTGTGTGACTGAGTCCGACATCTATCGGTGCACTGTCTAGTAGTTGCTGCGTGGTAGTACGGAAGAAGTTAAAGTATTCATCTGCTTCACTAAATACAACAGCAGTATCCGTAAGGAATCCTAAACGGTTCTTAAAGAAGAATACATCGTTGATGGTGCTGCCTACAAAGGATGGAAAGGGATTAGTAAAATCATCACCCGCTTGTCTACTACGCCATCCTACTTCATTCGGAGCTTCTACTGTATCAAACTGATCCTCTTCTGGAGATTGGAGCTTGAAGTTTCCATTGGCCAGTCTAACAAGAGTGAGGGGCATCGTCCTGTATTCAAGATTAGTTTCAATAGATTCTAATACTTCCGTCGCACTTTCGTCCTTCTTCCACCCTACAGTTTCTATCCACGACCCTTCTCCAAAATTAGAACTATCCTTTACTTTAAACCTTACGTAGTAATCGTCTTGGTCTATGTCGGCGTCTCCCTTTACTTTTATTGTGAAGTTATTAAAACAACTCTTTGGAAGATCAACAATACTATCCACCTCTTTATACGCTAGACCGAGTCCTTGATTAGCTAAACCATCTTCTACTCTTATCCTAAAGTCTCTATCTCCGGGTCTTACTTTTATAACAGAACCTTCTTGTTCAACTGTAAAAGACGATACGGAACCTACGGTATAAGTAACAGTAGGGTCTGTGGGTAATGTATTATAGAGTTCATCTGGGAACTCGCCCCAAAAACCGGGGTGAGTAACGCTAGTAAAGGTTGTAGTTATAGGGTCTACATTATTGTAACCAGACCCCGGATTAACTATGTTCATAGCCGTCACTTCTCCCGCATCATTATGGTCCGCAAAGCCGTAAGCCGATTGATTGGAACCTTGGTTTACGACAAACATGACTTGAGTATCCACAGCTAGTAGAAGTTTCTCTGCTATTTCTATTACATCTAAAAACCACCCAGCCCCCGGATTCGTTATATTAACACTAGTTATGCCGTTTAAAGAAGCCCCGCTTCCGTACGTCTCCTTTATACTCTCTGCTAAATCTCTAGCTATAAATTCAGTATCTGCGTGTAAACCTTTAGGGCTTGCGTCAGAGGGACCGCTTAGATAAGTAGCTTCTTGAGCACCGTGCTGTACATGGGTCCAATCGTGATGGCTGCTACTTGTATTAGAGTGGCCCGGTAGGGTAGATGCTAAAGGCACTATTACATCATTTATATATACACTGTAAGCTTTCTCGTAGTCTCCTAACTTTACACTTATTAACGCTTCCTTATCAGGAACAGCACTTAACTTGTTAGCGTTCTTCTCGACCACCATGTTCTTATTAACAAGGAATGTATAGTCAGCTACTGTTAAAGCTCGTAGGTCTTTCAGTGGGTCTGTTACTGCTGTACTGGATGATCCGCCTAAGCTGAGATAACTCTGTGCAATAGATGTAGTTTCTACTGGTATATTACTACCTGTATCTAAATCAATAACACCTACACCACCCAACGATACCTGTACACAGTACTTGTTTTGCTCGTCCCTCTTTACGAAGTGTGTGAATAACTTATCGCTATCACTGACCACACTACTATTAAACTCATTTACCCAGCGTGTATTCGGACGCTTTACTAAGCCTTCCACAACAGTTGACCAAGCATTTATTTGTTCGTCACACTGTCCGGGATAACGAAGATTGTCAGGTTGTTGAGATACCCCTTGTGCGAGGTTCGGTACGCTTGTTACTAACAGAGGCATATCTACTATCTATCTAAAACTCTAAGTACGCTGTAGTCATCAAAGATAGTACGATCAGCATTCTCTGAGTCGCTATCAATAGCACGGGCTTTCGCTTCTACTTCCTCTCGTAATGTAAATCCTTCAATCTCACGATTACCGATGAATCGATTAGCGAAAATCCTAGCTGACTTTACCGTGACATAATGTCTGATTTGTTCTGGTAAGTCTTCAAATTCCAATTCAAAAGTTATGATCCCCTTTACGCTACTTGTCCACACCTCAGTATGGTTCTTTCTATCGTAAAGTTTTAATCCACGTTGTACAGGGTCTGTGTCTGTATATAACAAAGGATCGAGGTCAAACTTCAAAGTGTTGTCGGGGAGTGTGATCTTACTGGTATTGCTATCAGGAGTAAGTTCAAAATCATATTCTGTATTGCAGTGCCAACCCTCCGACTGTACGGCTCTGCTTGTTTCATTTAATGTAGATATGGCTTGTATAGCTGTGATCGGTAAACTTGTACCTGTGATCGTATTGACGGGTGATTCTCCGATGACACTAATCATCGTGTTGATAGCTTCCAGTTTCGTCGTCAGTGCCATAGCTTATGTAATGATAAATATATATAAAAATACTCAGTGGAGGGGAGCGGAACGAATCCAGACCTCCCCAACACCGAGAGAAACAATGTTACTTCTGTAACTCGATGCAACACTCAGGACGGAGAACTCCGTGACCCATAGCGTATTTTGCAACGAACAACGTTCCTTGACGCTCAATCTGATATTCAGACTCAGTAGCCAAGTCGAGAAGTTTTACAGTACCAACAGCAGCGGAGTGTCCAACAATACCAAGAGTATTAGTGAAGTTTCCGTTGTATCCTTCTCCATTAACTCCGAATACATCATTGTTAGATGAACCGTCTCCAGTAGCATCTGCACTGAGATCAGTGGATGGAATGTGGTTGGACTTGTAGATAGTAATACCTGCAACTTGTGGAATTGATCCAGAAGCAATACTTCCTAAACCTCCGACGTCTTTATTGACAGCAGAAGTAGAGATAGCCAATGCACCAGCACCGCCAGTGATTAACTTGTAGTACTCTTGAGGACGAATGACAGCAAAACGACCGTCACTAGGAACGTCATTTTCGTCAAGCTTCTGAGCAGCAGTGAACAAAGCAGCAGTTAATGCTGCACCTGTAGGATCGGAGTTGTCAGCGTCATCAGCTGAGTCAGCACCTGTTCCCATTGCGTTAGCAGAAACATCAAGGATGCCTCCAACTTTACCGCCAGTTACAACAGCCGAAGCACGAGCAGCAGCCAAGAATACTTTAGCAAGAGCAGTATCGAAACGGACGGCAAGAGCTTTACCCAACTCGTTAGCGTAAACGCTGCGGATGTCGTAGTGATTCTTTACGTCGTCGATGTTAGCCAAGAAAGTAGAAGCAACAAGCATCTTATCGATGTTGATAACTTGTTCAGCTTTCTTGATGTCGCTGAGGTAGCTGTTATCGCCGTCGGCAATGTTTTCGCCGGGAGTGTGGTACGAAGCGGAAGCGATGCCAGTTACTGGGAACTGTGCAGACTTACCACTTTCGATAGTTCTGATTGTGTGTAGAGGCTTAAATACGTTGCTCTCTT